TTAGTTCGTTCCCGTAGATCCAAACCCGCCACGGTTTTTATCTTCAAGATGCTCCACCTCGTTAAATTCCAAGTCGTCCATCTTCTTTATAATTCGGAACTGACAAATACGGTCATTTAAGTTAATCACTGTATCGCGCATAGCGAGGACTGGCATTCCCCAAATATCTCCGTCTCCACTGTATGAGTTATCAACAACACCCATATGGTTTGTCTGCAAAATACCCCACTTTTTAAATGTAGAGCTACGAGGTACAATATGAGCCTCGTACCCTTCTGGCAATTTCATAGAAACGCCAAGTGAAATGATTTTAAAATCTCCCGCTTTTAGTTCAACAGTTTCTGCTGCTCTGAGGTCAATCCAATCTCCATTGGATATTTTCTTAACACGGTCAATGTCTTTACTGTGGTATTTAATTTGTACTTTATTCATTTTCATTTTTCTCCTTAAGCTGTCGCTTCAAGTATTTTCATAAATTCGTCTTCGTCTATGTACGCGGTTTCGTTTTCGTCTACATCTTCATCGGGAAAAGTGATAACAAATTCATCAAAAAATATACGATCAGCTGTAAATCCAGTAACCGCATTAGCAGTTTCTCTGTACATTATATCGTAATCGATCTGAAGTGGTTTAAATACTACATTTACAATATTTCGATCAACATCGTCATCAATAATAAGCAAATGTACTCTAAACCCACGAGCATTATTTGATGCTGGAATTGAGCGTATAAGACTTCCGTTATTGAATTGCACTTGTATGAAATTACCGCCGTTTCTTCGGATATGGCAATCTTCATCTTTTAGCAAATCTAATAGTATGCTTTTTACATAATCGATTTTTATAGTGTTTATTACTATTCCGACTTTATAGTTCTGTTTCGATTTGCAGATAGATATCGCATATTTAATTGCATCTTCATTTAGATATATCATTTTTACCTTCGTTTCTGAATCGCATTTCCAAATCAAATACTGAACCGCTTGGCTTCATAGGTCTATCAGTTTTTGATTGAAGCTCTTTTAACATTTCCCAGTATCGAGGGAGATAAGAATAGATGTTTTTTAGTTCCTTCAAATTTTTATTAGCACAACACCAACAAGAAACCCTATCTAAAATATCGTACAAATCAACATATCCGTTTTCGGTTTCTTCAAGCCATCCGAAGCCGTTATTTCTACAATATTGAAGACAGTCTTTTTCGGTCATATCCCATTCAACGAGTGGAAGTACCTTTCCTTCTGACATTGCTTTATCAAATCTGTTAGGCTCATCAGATGCTATTCCAACATAATCTGTTGTATCGTCTCCGATACTATCCTTATATTTCTGTATGCATCTAATTTTGAATCCCGTATGCCATCTGCATCTTCCTCCGCACCAAGAAAAGCCATAATGATAGCCGCTCCCATTTCTACATTTGATTTTTCTTTCAAACATAGAATATAAGAACGGCTCTGATGGGTGAAGTTCTGTGTATTTAATATTTTTGGTTTTCAGCATTGGAACTATCAAATCCCTTAGCTTGTATATACACTCGAACTCCATACCAGTGTTATAAAAAATAACCTCATCGAGAGGTCTTTTTTCGGCAATCAACCTCAATAACATTGCGAGGCTGTCTTTCCCGAAACTTACGCTTGCTATATATCTCAAATACATCACCTTAATAGAATTAGATTACACTCTATTAAGGCATCTAAACTGGCTACCCGTATCAGCGGTTGACTGCTGCTGACGCTATTTTAATTTAGATTTACGCTTGTTTCAAACACCCGTGCGGAATTTCGCTTGTCAAAGCTATTGGTAAGTGTTATTACCTCATTCCTCAGCAACCTTTATCAAAGGTTATATGTATCTGATTTAAACTCTTTTACTTTTTTAAGACTCGCCGCTTTTCCATTGATCTTGAATTTATAACCAGTCTTAGACATCGATGATAGCTGCTCATCATCTGGTATACAAGAAATGTAATCTGTGCCCATCACGGCAATGCATTTGTCATTAAACACTTCAAACTTCATTATTTTTCTTCAAGCCATTTTGTAAACACATCGTTAAAGCGACCTTTGTTGCCGTAAGCCTTTTTAGAAATAGCCATCGCAAGACCTGTTTCTTTAGAATATGTATCGCCGTTTTCTTTTTGGCACTTTACAATCGTTTTAGTGCCATCACTCCAAAATACAATTGTTGCCGGGTCGTTAAAAATAACTCGCTTAATATCTGGCAAGCCTTTGTAAATCGAAATGCCAGAATCATTCATTGTGACTTTGACAGCGTCAGAATTGGAACCGAATGAAACTTCCGGAGTAAAACTGCCATATCCTCTACTGTATCCTCCAGAGTATCCACTAAAGCAAGGTGCAAAATATAATGAATCAATACCCATAATTAAATCTCCTTTTATTCTTTTGTTATAATATACAAACCACAATGGCAAGAGCCATCACAATTTGCTTCAAGCATTTCTCTAAACTCTTTACACATACATTTTGTGTCTGGAGTTTTTTCAAGAGAACAAGGGCAATAACCGTTATTCTCTTTAAGCTTCTTTTTTATTACTAATACAAACTCTTTGTCAGGATTCTGCTTCACAGTCATCTGCGTTTTCCTCCGAATTATCTTTGAGTTTTGTTAACGCATCGATTAGTCTATCGACTTGATCTTCGCTTTCAAAATCTAAATAAACCATATCCTTATCATCTTCAATGTTTCCGAATACATTGTTCTGATAGATACAGAACATCGAATATTTGTCATCTTTTTTTGTTCTAAACATTACCGACTTTTCTCTAATGTTCAGCTTTTTCTTACCGTAATTTGCTTTCATATAAGCTCCTTCAACTGATTTTTTCTGCATACTGATTATCGCTTGCAAGATTAACTCCAAGTACACTATCAAAATGGTGGCTTTGATTCGGAATGAATCGTCCGAACTTGATGATGATATTGCTAAACAGTCGCAACGCATTGACTTGGTCGGCTATTTCTTCTTCTCTGTATCCTGTGTAGATAACTACTGTATCGTCACAATTGTAGTCGTTACGCAGAGCAGAGATAAGGTTAAACATCTCGTCAAATTGCTCGAACGGCTCAAGACCGGCAAAGCAAACTGTGGATGTAATATCGTTATCAAGGTATCGTTCGATGATTTGCGAGTTTGTCATTGCGATGGTGGCGGCTGCCCGCCACTCGTCGTTCTGACATACAGATATCGGAATACCAGCCTCTCGACAACACTTACCATTGCAGTATGCCGTTCCGATATACATCGATGGCTCTTTGTAGTTGATGAAGTCCTCGTCTACTATTGTTTTAATTTGCATAACTTCAACTCCATTCTCAGTCTATTTATAACATAATCTATGCCGTGCCTGTGCTTCCATTTGGCAACAATCTTTGGTCTTAATCCGAGGTATTCTTCCCATTCGCACTGTAACATCGTTATATCATCGACAGTAATGTTAACATTAGTACGGCGGTTTCTGCATTGTTGCTTGATAGTGATAAACCTACAGTTGTCTGGAGAATATCCTTTACTGCCATCTATCCTGTCAATCGTCAGTCCGTCCTGCCAACCACTGTCTTTAGCCCACTGAAAGAAAGTGAAGAAGTCACGCCACTCGTCACACATAGTGATGCCTTCCGCACCGTACCATTTATAGTTATCGGCATTGGGGTTACAACACCGTTCTTTGATACCAAACCAAATGATACTTAACGGGTGGTTTGACAGTCCGTGTCGTTCTACCGAATAACGCTTAATACCATATTCCTGTAGTAAATTACCTACACGACCTGCCGTTAACCCTGTTTCGGTTGCAATTTGTTTACGAGTCTTTCCTTTGTCGATATATTCCATGCGAATCCACTCTTTGTCTAACATTGCAGCTCGTCGTTCCATTGTTACTCTCCTAACATTTCGGCATATTCATACCACTGTCTCGTTGTGAATTCAACAAACCTCTCCTTGGAGTATGCACGAGTAGGAACGAGGTATCCTACGACACGCTGGTATGTATCATATACAGGTTCCCCACAGGTGGGGCAAATGTTTGTACTAACAAATCCGTGGTGGTTTTTGCATTCGTTAATTCTTGTGTTGAATGCGAAGTAGATTACTCCAGATTGTGCAATCTTATTCAGCATATCCCACGCAACATCTGTATTGGGAAAGTTGGATTCAAGGTTGATGTGTGCGATACTACCACCGCTACACTTCGCATCCAAAATAGCACTGAGTCGTAACTTCTCTTGGATTGTGCACTTTGTTGATAACGGAATCCACTGATTCGAGTACAAAGCTTTATCATTTAAGTTGTATAGTAGGTTGTCCTTCTGGCATAAAATACAAGCCGCTCTCTCTGCCGGAACACTCTCAATGTTAAATGAATATTCGTTTGTGAAGTTATCCTTTACATCATTGAGAACATCAAAAATCTTACTTGCAAGGTTAATTCCGTCTTCTGTGTAATATGTATATCCGAACTCATCAACTTTTGTGAATCCAAATGCCTCAATAACTTCATACAATCCCAAAATGCCTACCGTGCAATACTGTTTTGTCATTTCTACTGCGCCATCTTGATAATTTGGCAATAGTCCCTTTTCAACATTTCTTGCAATGATGTGCCTTATAACACTTAGAGTTTTGCAACACAACAACGCTCTCTTCTTTAAAAAAGCAAGATATTTTTTCTCGTCGCACTCTGTCTCAATGGCAATCCGCATTAGATTGATTGTATTGACTTTTACGGAACCAATTGAAAGAGCAGTACCACCGATTGAATTAATAAACGCATTCAGTTTCGATGTATCCGAAAGCAAGCGACAACAATTTGATAGAGTAGTTACATCTCCGCTAACAAAGAAATTACTGTCGTTCCAAGTGGTGTTATGATTGGAACACCAACGAGCAAATTCTTCATCAACAAACTTACCATCTTTGTATAAAAGACTATAAGTTAAAACTGGAAAAGTAAAAAGGTTGTCGCTACGAACCTGCGATACAACTTCCATAAATAACTTTTGATGTTCAATAAGCTCGTCAACGCAATCAATAACATATGTTTCATCTGGAAATTTAACGCCACCGAAAAGTGATTCGATATAGTTTCTGTCAAATATTGAAACATTTACAAATGCCGTCTGATCAATACGCATGAATGGTTGATTTAATCTGTAAATGAGTTTCTGAAATGACTGCTTGATATAGTATTCGGGGTCTTTAATATAGAATCCGGTCTCGCAATCATGTTTCCAGAAATAATATGTCCAAATAAGGACATTTGGAATGCCAACTGCCGTTGGCGCTTTATATTTCTATAAAGATTAGACTATATTTTGCTACAACCTCTGTTGTAGTGTTTCTCTTTCGAGGAACCTATCAATAGTTCTTCTACTCCCCTTCACGGGGATAGTCGTTACAGAGTCACTAAAACCGCCTTATGGGATAAGCAGTACCGTTTCTACGATACTTTTTTGCACTTCCATTGTTTATTTGTTGAATTGGCTGTATATATACATTATATTTTTTCGCAATTTCACTGAGGGACAAATCCGTATTTTTTAATAAATCTATAATCTCAGTTACCTGCTCATAAGTAAATATTATGACACCGCTACTTTTCCAATTGCGTATTGGGTAACACACTCCGTCACGCTTTCGTGACTTTCCTGAATTGATATCAGAAATTGTATGTACTTCAACATTAAATCGTCTTGCTATTTCTCCGTTAAGAAAATATGTGTACTTCAGCAGGTCAATAATTGTACTAACATCTTCTTCAGTAAGTTTTCCGTTTATATTAGGATTGTCTCTGATTGGATATTTTTCGTTAAGCTCGGTTCTGCTAATTCCTTGATTTATTCTCAATACTTGTCTTTTAGAGATATTGTATTCATTGGCTAAATCTGACAATGAAATATTCGTGTTTCTAAGCTCTTGTTTGAGAAATACGACAGACTCATCTGTAATTACTGTGCTTGGATGGTCGTTTCCTCGTAGCACCGGAGGATGTTCTCCGCCGGAAAGAATGTTGTAACCGTAAGGTTCAATTGCTCTGTAAAAGTCAATCCAATATTTTTCGCGTTCGTTATAATTTGAAATCCGATGTTCTATTATTTCGTACCAAAAATGCTTCTTGCCGTATTTTTTAATTGCTTTTCCAATAATAGAGTTGTCCAAATTACTTTTTTTACAATGCTGCTTAAACCTTAATTCTGCATTCAAAGCTTGTCCAACATAAATTTTGCTGTTAATATCGTTTCTTATAATGTAAATATCTTTTTTAGTGATTTCCACGGGATTAGCATATATGTTTTCCATACTTAGCCTTCCCCGTTAGCCGCAATATGCGACCCCGCTGATACACGGAAAAGAAACAAACGGGCGCAGTTGTTCACCCGAACTTCTGTTACTCATATAGCTGATATATTCAATTACATCATCTATAAATGTGGTTAGATGCTTCGGAGGTTGATTATTATAATTTTTCAAAAAGAAAAGACCTTCGGTTGCAAGCCGTGTAAGGTCATACGCATAACAATATGGAAGAAATGTAGCAGAAGGAGCGTCGTGTAAGTAAAATCCACCGTTGTACTCTGTTTCGAGCCATTCTTTTGCAGTTGGCAAATTATACATTTTCTTCATTTCATAGAATATCTTATTAAATGCGAATAGTTTATCGTGAGATTTACCTTTCTCGCTCAATAAGCTGCGAATATCTTTACTAAAAGCATTTGCATTTGCGTCGATTGTAACATCTGCAACATTCTTATCAATAAAACCGTCGATAAAGTCAGAGAAGTTCAATTGAGTTTCGTGAAATCCATTTAACCTCTCGAAGTCTTCTCCATATTTTTCGCTCATCGTAGCCATATTTTTTTCAAAGTCTTTGTTCATCTTAATCGGTATATTCATCTGTATTGCTCCTACTCTTAATCCATTCATTTGCCGCTGACAATTCCATTTTGATACCTTCTACTTCAAGAACCGGAATTCTTGTAATGCCTTTTGCAAGAATAGTGTCTTTATCAGTAACTTCGATATAATTGATATTTGCGGCTTTTAATTTTTCCTTTAGTACAATGCACTGGGGACATCCAGTGGAATATAAAACAGTCAAACACACACCTCCTGTCCTGCCATATCGCTTATGAAATCATATATCTCTTTCCAAGACTCAAATCTAATGATGTTGTGGTCTTTCTCATTAAAATTACGGTTATGTGGAGCATCCATAAGGATACCCTTATACTTACCGCCAACAAGATTGTGGACACCATCATCAATTAAATAATCTGCGTTGATAATCTGCTTATGAGTGGTGACTATCACATCATTCCAAGAGATATAATCGAAAAACTTAAACAACACGGCGTCCATCTTATTTTTTATTGTCTTATAGTTTGAATTTGTACAGACATAAACTTTATGTCCATCATTTTTTAAAGCTTTGATGTATTTAATAGCACCGCTCTTTGGTTTCATTCTGTTCCAAAAATCATTTTCAAAGATGGGAAAGAATTGGCTTATGTTCCAATCATATATTTCGTCTTGGTTTACGGTAGTTCCATATCGCTTGTTAATTTCAGGAACCCAACAACCAAGCAAATCTATCATAGTGTCATCCATATCAACGAGAATTGTAAAAACCCTTTTATCCATAATAATTACTCCCCAGATGATGCGGAGGAATCTTTGTCATTCATAACATCTTCAAATGTCATCTGAACATATTCTTCATTACTTTCAGATGTGTCATTATTTTTAGGCGTTAGATAATGAGGCATATCATCAAGCTCTATCTGCCCAAGTTCCTGATGATGCATAATGGCAAACACATTCCAAGCAGCAGCAGCAAGATGATCTTCGTCTTCCATTCCCATAATAAATTTATCCAAGTGTCGTTTTGCAGAATCTATGTATCTTGAAAATGGGATGCCTTTTTCCCAATTGCGGTCGGCATACTTACGAGCGCCAAGTTCGTACCATTTTGCCAGCCGTCTTATTGCAAATGGAGATACCAAATCATATCTTCCTTTTCCTGTTGACGGCTCTCTTATAGCCATATTCTCGCCATACGAAATACGCTGTCCGCCATCGTTCATTTTTCCTTCAATATTACTCATATATTAATCTCCTTTGTCATTTGCTGATAAAATAGCAACCAATGCAATTCCAAGAAATGTGCCGATAAATAATCCTACAGCAAGTCCAATCAAAAACATCAGTTAAACCACCTTACTACCGTTTCTCCTGTGTATCCTTTTTGCCAAATATACCAAGCATAAGCCACAGCAGAACCGCCGCCCTCACGCATTTTATTAAAGTCTCCGTTTTTGGCACATAATAATCTACTGCTTGAAACATATATGCACATAGGAAGGTACTTTTTAAATAGCTCTTTACGAGCTTTACCTTCCATAAACTGTAGTTTCAAAAACATCGCAATCTTACATCCATCTTCAACTACCTCAATTGCGTGCTCGCAAAATTCTTTTGCATACTTGTATGGAGGATTTGTAATAATATTTCCGTTATATGTATCGTTAAATGATAAGAAATCAATAGACCCGTCGCCATATCCTCTATCAATTAGATCTGTCGATAAAACCTCATATCCGCATCCTTTTAAAGCTTCAGAAAGATGACCTTCCCCACACGCACATTCCCATACTGGTATTGATTTATCAAAATATTCTATATTAAGCAATAGCTCAACGGCTTTGGGTTCTGTGGCGTAGTAATCGTTAACCTCTCTATCTTCGTCTGTATGATTGCTTGCTCCAAGTGTTTTATAAATTGAGTTGTTATTACCAGTCCAGTCTTTATTCGCCATTGTCGTTCTCCATTTCGTCAATAAAAATGAACTCCTGAGCATAAGGTAGCTCACGAGCCCAAGAAATGAAATTTGTTAATTTTGGATTGTCTTGACCAGACCATTCATTTAACTTATGAAATCTTCGTTGTCCCTTGCTACAAATCGCATATATGTTTTCATAACTCAGCGTTACAGTTCTTGTTTGTAACCAAGATTCAGGGAGCCACCGGATAAGTTCTTTCCAATATTCTTTTTCTTTTGTTTCAATATACTTTAACCTTAAACCTTCAAGCCACGCAATAAGCTTATGAACCCCATCGTCACCTAAAGAAAAATCCGGCTGATAATCATCAATTTCAAAAGATTCAATTGTTATAGAGTTGCTTTGTATTCTGTGCATAGTGCTTGTTGAATTAGCAACCGTGCCAACTTTATATGTATCAAATTCTTTCCACCAATATAGTGGCGCTGTAATATCAACAGACACAAATATCTGTCTTAAGAATTTTCTATGTTCTGAACCTCCTCGAATTAGCGATTGAGCAAGCTTCATATCGCTTTCTCCGATATACAATGCATTATGATCACATTGTTCTTTGTCCTTGTTTACGCAGTCATTACAAAAACAAGATTCACAATCAAAGTAACTATCACTTTTGTTCCAACTGTTTTTTGGGTTTCTCATACCGCGCAATGCGTGCTTAAAACCCCATACCTCGGTGTTTTCAAATTTCAATTATATGCCTCCAATAATGCTCTCTGTGGAGCAAAGTCCTTAAATAATTTAACCTCTTTTATGAGTCGTGCTTTTACGGCTTCCTCTTTAAAATCAAATCGCCCGATAAATAATCTTTTGCAATTATATGTAATACTGGCTACCCATTTATTTCTTTTCTTATCGTAATGGATACCAGTTATACCGGAGGTGTTAGTGGCGTACAGACCTCTATTTCTGTCGTTCTCTGTACGCTCACAAACCCTCAAATTATTCTTTCTATTGTCAGCTCTATTTCTGTTAATGTGGTCTACAATTTGTGCTGGCTTTACATCCATAATAAGTCTGTGGAACCTCACAAAACGAAGTTGTCCGAAATAGAAATAGCTATGTACCAAGTACCCATCTTTATCGATGCCCCAGATTCTACTTTTAATAATAGGAAGATCTTCAATATCAAAATATACATCTGTGTTTTCTACAAAAAGAATGCCGTAATTATCGAACAACTTAATATTTTCTTTATTGTTCAATTCAATATTTCCTTTTATTCGTAGTAGCAAAAGTAAAAACCATCAAATTGTTTATACACGCCAGATCCTTGTTTAAATTCCGCTTGGAACAACACATTATCCGGGCAAAATCTTTCTCCATCCAATACTCTTTTTGCTACTGCATAGCATTGAGAGATTGTCTTTTGGCTTTCCTCGTTTTTTGCCCAATCAGGGAATGATACTCCGTATTTCCACATCATTCCGTATTGTCTATAATCGGTTAAAACATCATAGATTGTATCTGGGTATAACGATGAATTGACCCTATTGATGACAACATTTGCAACAAGTAGTTGTATCTCCTCAGATGAACCACCAGCTTCTCTACAAACAGCGGCTGCCAAATAATACAGATCGTCGTCTGTATATGGTGTTTGTTTTTTAATACTATCCGCCTGCGAGCTTTCTGTTGTTATCGTGTCTACCGTTGTTTCATTAGAAGTATCGGTAGATGTTGTTGTTTCCGTTTCAGTCTCGGTTATTTCCTCCGGATCTGCCGAAGAAGTTTCATTAGTATCTTTTGTTGTAGCATAAACGATTGTTTGATCGGTTTTTTCATCTTTAGTATCGTTTGCGCCCAATGCAACAATTGTTACAATTGCCAATAGAACGATAAATACAGCTACAAGATATGCTTTTTTAATCACTATTAGGGTGCCTCGCTTTCAGTTTTTCTTTTTCAATGACACCTCACAGAACCTTACGATGTCTTCAAGACGCTGTTCCGGCGTCTTTCTTGTGTCATTAGCCTTGTCTAAAACAACCTTTGAGATTGCTGTTGCTCCTTGCAGTAAACCATTTCTCTGAGCTGATTTAAACCCTTCGTTGAATGTTTTGCGTAATTTCATTTCGGTGTTTACTTTCATATTCATCCTCCGTTATTAATTTTTGTGTCAATTACTTCACTTTGTAGATCGATAGTGAAGCATTGCTCATTTGTTTCTCTGTTAAATGCAGTTAAAGTATCAATGCTTGTAATTTCAAAGTCACACTGATTTTCTTTAACCGGGTTTGTTTTACAAAGCGGAGCAACCATATCAATAACTTTATCGAAACAATCACAGCATAAGTTTATTTTTATGTATTCGCCGTCGTGAACTGATCCATATCCGACTCTGTGTTCAAAGCGAAAATTCTCCTGCTCGTCCCACATATCAAATTCCTTACCACACATACTGCATTTATCCAAGTGTAAAAACCTCCGTTAAATAATTATAAAATCTTAGTTTTATAATCACATATTCACAGCCATTATGTGTATATATGACTGTAAGATGTGAGCGTAAAATAAGAACCGTCTCTTTCGTATCCAGTGCACAGTATAATGTCGTCTTTTTTTACAGGGTCATTATTGAAAATACGATTAAAAACAGTGAATCTGCTTTCTACTCCGCTCCCAATTGACTGCGTAATAATACTGTAACCGAACTGAACTCCGTCTTTCTTTCGTCTTAACGGATAAACCTCTTTGATATATAGCTTGCGTCTGTCATTTTCGTTACCTGACACATATCCTGTATATCCCATTATGTCAGCAAAGTTTCTTACCTTTAATAAATCGCTTAAATCTGACATATTTGCCGCCTTTATCATTTCTTCGCATTCTCTCATAATTGATGCTGTATCAAGCATCGTGTAGCTCTTAGATTCTGCACCGCTTTTTGTCTTATCGTTTGAGTACTTTTTAACTATGCTATCAATAGGAGAGTCTTTTACGGAATCCTTCTTAATTTGCTTTGCAGAACCTTTTTTGAACTGTTCAAAAATATCACATATTCTTAACAACTCTCTTTGGTTCCCAAAGGCAGAGAAGTAGTCAAGCTTAATCAAAATGTCTATCTGCCTCGAATTTACAGCAGTTTGAGTATTGATGTCGTATAGCATATCAACGAAATATTTATATGTATTCTTTTTTGAGAGACTATACAGCTCGTCTGCTATATTTGCAGACATATACTTTACAGACGACAAACCTTTCGCAATCACATTTTCTTCTTTTACAAAGAAATAATCTCCTTTTGAATACCCAAACTTAGGAGATGTAATCTTAATTCCGACTTTCTTCGCATACTTTGTTATTGCTGCTGTCTTTTCTGCATTATCCTTAAAGATGTTTAGTGCTGCTGTGATAAATTCAATAGGATAGTAGTACCTTAGATAACCACAGATATATCCAATCAAACTGTAGGCATCACTAATCAAATCCAACGATAGTCTTACAGATGTTAAGACGGGGCTGCTCCATTGTGGAGCGGCACCCGTCTTTTTGAATGAAAGGAAGTGTTTATATTTCAGTAATTAAAAGTAAACGCGGCGAATCTGATATGCAGTTTTTAGATACGGCGTATCAACTGTACATTTTTACAATCCAGCAATGTGTTAAATTTCCTAAGCGATACACATTTTATGTATCACAAGATATATCTCACATTGCATTCGAGATACATAGGAAGGTGAAATGTGCGAACAGCATATATCCAACTAACTCTCATGAATTTCAAATGCGAAGAGATTATTTTTTGGAATCATATGCCGATACACAAAGTCTTATTTCCCAAATCAATGCAGCAACAGAGCTATTCCAAATTTCAGGAGGAGTATTAACGAGGTGGATGGAGCTTATAAACTATGAGCTAAGTTTACTGAAAGGCATTATGAAAAGAGACAAGTCGAGGTATAAAAACTTACTGCAATCTGACGAGGGCTGCGAATAAAGGAAAATAAATTTTGGGGTTCGTTCTGTAATGTTCCGTTTAGGTTTTGGATTTAGTGTGTGGTTGCGTTCTCCGAATACAAGCAACACTACCAACTTCAACAATATCAATACTACCGGCAACTACAACAACAACAACGCATCCAACTCCAATGGCGTTTGTTTCGGATTCTGTGGGCGATATTAGCCTTAATATCGTTACAATAGCCAGACAAAGTAACTCTTATGAGCGAAATCAGTGTTAACTACAGAAGGAGAGTGAATCCCTCCAGAAATGGTAAATAGGCGCTCTGATATAACTGACCGGACGCTGCTTGCATAGTTTTGTGATGGTATTAGCAAAATTTTATGGTCATTGTTATCGGCAGCCAATTATACCGAACAGGAAACTGTTTGCTGTACAGAGCGATTCTTTTCAGAGGTGGAAAATGACAAGTGAAGAAAGAAAAGAATTAAGGTATCAAAGGAGAAAACAAAAGCGTATAGAGGCAAAGATGCATCAAGAAAAGCAGTATGGCGATTTTGATAAAGTCTTTACCTATAATCATTTATTCAGTTCATATCGGATGTGCCGCAAAAATGTTAGGTGGAAATCAAGCACTCAAAAATACATAGCAAATGCTCCGCTTTATGTGTATGACACTTATGCAAAACTACATAACGGTACATTTAAAAGCGATGGATTTTACGAATTTGATTTGTTTGAACGAGGCAAAGCAAGACATATACGAAGCGTAACCGTATTTGAAAGGGTCGTTCAAAGATGCCTTTGTGACTACTCTCTTGTTCCAATGTTAACAAGGACTTTTGTGTATGATAACGGTGCAAGTTTACGGAATAAAGGATATTCATTTGCAACTCGTAGAATAGTAAGGCATTTGCGGCATTATTATCGTAGACACGGTAATAATGGCTACATTCTGCTTTTCGATTTTTCAAGTTTCTTCGACAGCATACCGCACGACTTAATTGAAAAAATTATCAGAAAAGAATACACAGATGAAAGATTGATAAATCTTATTTTGCATTTCGTTGGTATGTTTGGGGAATGTGGTCTTGGTCTGGGGAGTCAAATTTCTCAGGTTCTTGCCCTTGCATCTGCAAACAGCCTTGACCATTTTATCAAAGAAGTACTTGGTATCAAGTATTATGGAAGGTATATGGATGATGGGTATTTAATACACGAAGACAAAAAATATCTTGAGGAGTGTCTTAAGAAAATAGCTGCAAAGTGTGAAAGTCTTGGTTTGAAACTAAGTTTAAAGAAGACAATGATAATACCAATTAACAAGAATTTTCAATGGCTTAAAATCAAATTCAAGGTCACAAATACTGGATATGTCGTAAGTGTCTTTGTCAACATAAAAGTTTAG